AATTGCCACGATACTCGCTACATAACTCTTGCGGGTATTGTCGTTTGCGATTCCTTCCAGCTTTGTTTTGATGGTTGCCTTTTGTTTGAGAAATGCTAAACTATCGAACGGCCGGTTGTCATTAAGTATACGTAACTTAATCAAATACATCTCTATCGTTTTCTGCGATAGCTTCTCGGTAGTTAGCGTTTGCTTCAATCCGTCCATAAACTTCGTATCCATTCTATATACTTGTATTAGATAATTATATAGCCGTTTTATCTCTAAATGATTATCTTATTTATTCTGCACGTGTTCCAGTAGCACCTCTTTTCTCTCCACCGAATGAATCGGGCACTATTCTCAACTTTGATTTTTTCATCTCGGGCGGCACGACGTTTCCTGCATCTGTGTGTGCCATTTCAACTGCTGCTGCTGCTGCGGCTGCCACTTCTTCGGGCATTTTTTCTGCACCGTGCTGTCTATTTAAATTGCTTGTAGTTTTTAGCATTTCTGTTGCTGCTGCCTCTGCCTGTTCTTTCGTGAGTCCGTTACGCCTCGCTGCCGTATTATACACTTTCCGCTGTCCTGTTGTGCCTTTGTCGCTGCGTGCCTTTTTTATTATCGCGGCCTCTTCTGCAATACCTACCTGTTCATTCTTGATATCTCTAATGTCCTGTGCCAATTTGAATTGGTCGGGCGTTTGAATAACCTGTGCTGATGGTTGGGCTTGACGTGATGCCAGTAAATTTGCGATTAGGTTTTGGCTTCCACCTGCACCACCCAATGGAATGTCACGGTTCATACCGGTCTTAAATACAGGAACGAACGGTCTTGTGCCCAGTCTTCTCGGTCTCGGCTTCTTCTTCTTCTTTTTGTCTTTCAATACCATTATAATATATACCAGGAAATTAATTTATTCATCTGTGAATAATAATTGGTTAAAATTCTTGTAGAACGTGTGAGTTCGGGAATTATACATTAAAAAGCTGTACGGTGCATCAAATACGAATTTAAACAATGCCTTCGTTTCTTCTTTTGTTAAATTAAATACCTCTTGGCTAAAATTCTCTGTCTCTACCATGCTTTTTGGTTTAAACAGTATTACTACATCTATTAGTGAACGTAACGACTTTGCCAATGCCTTTTGATTCAACGCCGATATAATAATGTTGAGTTTCATGTGACGGTGCTTGTTGATTAACTTGCGTAGATTATACTCCGTTTGCTTGTTCTTTAATTGCTCACTAAAATCGTCGATTACTAAACAACTGTTACCTTCGTCGTCCTTCGTCTTTATGGCCTGCTCTATTATAGTGTTAAATGTATCCTGCGATAAATCGTGATAAACCTTTGAATGGTTCTTGAATGCGTGGTCTTCTTCACTATCAAATACCTCTTTGGGCGTGCTATACATCACTGTGTCAAACACTTTACGGTATATACGGTTCTTGCCGGTTGCTTTGAATAGGTTTGCAATAAACGTGGACTTGCCTGTGCCCATAGCGCCCGATACGAATATTACACTACACTTGTTTGGAAATGGTGGCGGCACGTCTAATACGTTGTCTATGGATTGTTTTGATGGTTTGATTACTAAATCACTCTGTTCTATCTCTTCTATTTTCATCTCTTGTTATATTAGTAACAGAAAATATTATACGCTTTCATCACTTGTTAGTGACGATGATGATGGTGTTGTTTCGCCCAACGGTGCTAACTCTAATGGTTCCAACTCTATTAACTTGTAGCTCGTGAGTTGGTCGTCCATTCTCTTTTTCAGTAATATACTTGACTGCGTGAGTTTAATATACCGATTGTATGAATCATCTATGAATGTCTTTGCATCAATCGGCCGGTGTTCGGGTTTTAATGCTAACCATTTGAATATATCCGTGGCTAATTCGTAAAAGTCCTTGGACGATGATAACGTCTGTTCCATCTGTCGGTTCAGTTGCAAATACAACTCGATGCTACCTATGATGCCACATATCAGTGCAATCAATGAGTTTAACACGCTAATGATTTCCTGTTTCATAAACGGCTGCAACCCAATGCTGAATATACTATTTAGTGCGGATAAAATGATGACGGGTAACCGATACCACTTTAAACGGGTCTTCAATGTAATATACCGCTTCTTATGGTTGTTTGAATGTGCAGCAGAATTCAAACGAATCCTTTCCAGTATCGTATCAATGTCTTGCATCATTTATACTATACACATATTTTTATTGTTTTACCTTAATGGTTTCTTACTTGGACATAGAAACGCTACCGTCCGCCATATTATAGGACATCACTATATCATACAAAGCGAATGTGTCAACCACGCACGCTACGGAAGCAGCGTACTGGGTAAGGTTTAGATACACGTTAGAACTATTTAAGTCTTTACCACTAATGAGTGCCTGACCAGCAGCGGCATCAGCCTCGAAGTTGGTAGCCAAAAAGAACGAACCAGTTCCGGCAGTTCCAGTCGCCTCCACGAATTGGGTAGCGTTGAACACAACATCAAAAGCATTCATATTGGACGCAGAGAATACCTTTAAAACCTCGCTCATCACTTCGCCAGGGTAGATAAAAGAAGCGGAAGTGGCTACACGGATAGGCACCGATGGCACGTTCATACCATCTACCGTGTAGAAGTAGCTGGAAATTTGTGGGAACACACGGTCGCCAGGCACGTTCTCAACATCGGGTGTTGCCAAATTCGCGGACAAACGGAAGGTATTGATTAGTGCCTTGACAGACGAATAACGCGCAGGAATGAGAATAGAGTTGGCAGAGGTAGAGGCTGCGATAGTGGCCTGAAAATTGTTGACTCCAACGCAATGCTGTTTCAATACTCCACCTGCCTGGTTAAGCAGTGCGGAATAGGTGCCCATATCTAAATCCATTACCTCCAATTGTAGTGCGATATTGGATAGCTTATACACAGTGGAACCAGCAGTATAAGCAGTGCTGTTACCGAAAAACATACCAACGGCGGTGGTCGCCATTGTCATACGTAGCCTGATACCATCAACGAGTGGGCAGAACTGCTGGGCACCTGTGCCCAACACGGCAGAGTGCAACGGCAATGCACAACGGACAACGGGACCGTCCACGGTAGTGATACCGTTCAACTTAATACCCGCTTTAAGCGTGGTAGTAGCACCATTGAGAATGGAACCCATAGTGAGAGACCGACCCAAAGGCTGCAAATCGCCTAAAACTGCCGCATACACGTTGTAGTTCAAAATATTCTCAACGGACTGATTTTGCACAACGGTCTCCAACGCCTGAATTAAACTGCTACCAGAACCATTGGATAGCGACATAACCGGGTCAGTAGTGAATGTGGCGTTGGCAGTAACCTCAAAAACCAACTGGGTTGCAGAAGTAATAACCATACCTCGCTGCACCCCAGGTATCGAAAAGAAGATATCGGCGTTGGACGAAGAAGAAGTGTAGGAAGTAGCATTATCGGGAAAAATGCTGATACGGCGGGACTTGGCGGGCTGAATACCTTTGTATTCACTTAAATCTAACTCTCTTGACAACACGGGAATAATTGACATTATACATTACTAAAAGAAAAGAATGTTTAGCGTGTTGTGCCTAATTTAATCGGTTCACATGTGAAATTGCTAAAATCTACCTTACGTTGTTTCAAATTCAGTATTAGGTTTAAAAGTTCTTCTAAATCAGCTACACGCTTTTCTAAAATTGCTAAACGTTCTTCGGCGGCCGGTTCCATAACTATTATAAAATAGTTATAGACTTTTTTTGGCTTAATCTTTCTTTGATGGGTCGTATTCAATAATCTCAAATACCACTAAAAGTTCCACGGTTCCTGTTGCAAAAGTAGAACTTGCGGTATGCCTATACGAAATAGTAAATGGATTCGGCGGTATGTCATTCAACATTAGGTCACACGGCAACAATGCGGTTGCTGTGCCTACATTTGTTGGCGTAGTAGCCTCTGCTCCGTTTGTACTGGTAGTTCCTAAAAAGTAGTCATTGCTTATAATACCTTCACCAACAACGCCTGAATATGTGCACACGCCGTCACCTAAAAAGCCCACAGCGTAATATGAATGCGGATTGACTAATAAACTGGCTGCACGAAAATCCGTGAGATTGACACATCTCAATATGAACTTATGCTCTGGCTTCTGCTTATAATACCTGGGAAACTGAAACGAAAATGATGCGGCTGGCGTTGTGCCTGCGAACGATACCTGATAGTGTTTTATTTCTCTCATCTAATATACTATATGATAACATAATATATTATTCTAAATTAGGCAATCATTGACTTAACTCCTGCCGTTCCACCAGAAACAACCGTTATTTTCGGCTGACTTGCGGGCGGCGGTGCCTCAATGCCTGATGACGGTGAGTATGATGCGGGATTACTACCTATCAATGGCTTAATCATAGGTGCGGGCGATATTAGTCCTGGCTTCATTGCAGCAGATAACTTTGCGAATGATGACGCTGCGGGTGGCGGTAA